TGCAATTTCACAACAAGGATTTGTACCCCAATCTTTATCGTTTGTGAAATAAATACCGGGTTCGCCAGCTCCTGATAATTCAACTCGTTTCCAAAGTTCCATAAAGAATTCTTTAGTGATCTTATGACGAAGAAGAACCGCTGAGTTATTCGCTCTACCACGTTGTGGGTTATTCTCCCACCAAGAACCTGATTTACAAGCAATCATCTCATCATCATCCGCACTGAACAATGAAATCAATGCCGCTCTACGAATTCCACCCGCTAATACCGCATCCGCAATATGACAAACGATATCATGTACTTCAATTGGGCTTAATCTATCACCATCCTCTTTTGAATCCAAAACCTTTGTAATGTTATGAACACAATCTTTTAATGGTTGTGGTCCTGGTGCTTTACCACCTGATGTTACCAAGGCTGCCCCTTTTGGACGAATATCTGAAAAATCAAAATCAGGTGTTGATGTATTTTGACCAAAATATGACTTCATCAATACTTTAATCGCATCTGCCCATCCTTCAATACTATCACCAACCAAATATCTTCTCTTTCTAGTTGCCGATGGTTTTCTAATTTCAGGTAATTTATCTACGTGATGTTTCTGTACCGAATACCCTACACCTGTTCCACCTAACAATAAAAACATACACTCAGCAAAACTATCCAAGTGATCTATTGGTAAGTAAGAACAATTATATACTCGATTTGGTGATATTTCAATTGGTCTTCCCCCAAATTGAAGTGATCTCATTGATGGTAATACTTTCTTATCGTAAACCAACTTATATACTTCTCTAATTTCTGATTCTAAGGTAGGATATTTCTTAATATGCATATCCATATTCCTTGTAACCAGTTCGTCCCATGTTTCTCTTCTATTTAACTCGGGAACGTATTTGGCGTATTTCATATACACCGTTAACTCTGACAAAATCTTCTGTGAAGCGTCCATTTTTCTTTTTTTAATTGTTACTATTCTGTTTATTTCCTTCTCGAGACTTACGTTTTTCCATAAGCTCTTTGATTCTATCTCTTTGCTTTTCTTCTTTCTTTTCCTCAAAGCCTAGGAACGTAACTGAACTCTCAGTATCAATCTCCATCATCTTGTTATTAAACTTACAGTTCTCAAACACCACACCATCTTTACCCAATCGCGACTTGGTGATAGCAATGGTTGCCAAATCCATCTCCTTTTGTTGAAGAGTTTTAGCGATTGAAATAATTACGTGACCAACTTGTGCTTTTTTAATGGATCCACCCATTTGGTCTGTCGTAACAACCTCTGATGAAATAGATGATCTATTACCTTGTGTTGCTGTCCAACCAGCGATGTTTAATTCATGACACATTGCTTCAAATCCTCTCATTACTGAACCTTCACTTTTCCATTCATCACCAAGATTCTTGTCCGGAACGACACAATCAATATAATCTAATAATATGATGTCAATTTTTATTCCGTCAGAAATAAATTTTCTAACTTGGTTTTTTATTTGGTTCATTGTTAAAGTATCAGATGGTAACTTCTTCAAAATTAATTTATTCGGCATCGAATTTTGAATATCACGTACCTTTTCTAATACTTCATCCTTTCTATCAGACAATTCATCAGGACTGATGCCGGTCCATATCGTGAAGTGTTTCCTCTGAATAATTTTAGGATTATCTTCAAAGAAGATTTGTAAAACATTATTTCCGAAAGCAAACGCTGTATTGGCCATTTTAGTTAAGATTGTACTCTTACCCACACCTGTCGGTGCAAGAATTACTCCAATCTCACCCTTAGCTAAACCTCCATTCAACAAGTTGTCAATACCGGCAATACCCATAGGGATAGGATGTCTGAAATCATCATTTAGAACCTCATCAAGGTTACCAAATACATCAGACAACCCTTCTTCCCGTTCACCGACTTGTAACGCCTCACGAACAAGTTCTTCCAATTGATCATAGTTTTCAAACTCACCATTATCAATCACCTTTTGTGCTTTGGACATTACCTTTTGAAGTTCCTGTTGTTTACAAAACTTCAATGCTTTTTCCTGAACGAATTGACTACCTTCAAAAGGACTATTTTTTACCTGTCCAATTGTATCCATAAGGATTTTTAACATAGTTTCATTCGGAAATTCACTCTTGGTCTGTTGTTCCAATGTTTCAAAAGACGGAGTACATTCATACTTCTTATAATATTCTTTAATAAGTTGTATTAGCGTCTTGAAATACTTGTTATCAAAATACGAGGGTTCAATTACGTCTAAAATACTATGAGAGAATTCTTTGTCAACGATAACCTGATTTAATAATTGTAACTGAAATGTTTGACCTAGATACTCAAAATTTTTTACTTTAGACATACGATTTTTTTTTAGCTGTTTTGATAAATATACACGTTATAGACTAATGTTCAAATATTGGGTAGTTAAATTTTCAGATGAAAAAATGTCAGTCATTTCTTTTAACACCACTTTAATTTCTGGACGTACATCCACAGTATATCTAACCTTAGGCGGATACACTTTAGCATCAAAATTTCTATGACAAATTGTGTGATCGCCCACTTTTACATACATATTAAACACTTCTTCACCATCCGTGTAAGATGTATTCATGACATTTGGATCTTCTTCAATAATATGTTTATTATCCAATAGGTAAATTACACTCTTCATCTTCAAATCATATTGAAGTTTTTCACCCAATCCCTTAAAATAATCATAAAACTCCATTGAGTTTTTAGCTTTAGGATTATAGTTTCTTACATTGAAAAATCGTTGAACTACGATGTTATCATTCAATGTCATTAGAAATTCCATCTTGGTAATTTCTTGTTCTTTTGTACTCATTTTGTTTGATTTTTTTTGTGATACATTTTTTCTTTTCTCGTAAGTTTCATAAAGGGTCTTACGAAATCAACCCACGCGTCGTCCTTTTTGGGTAAGAACTTAAAAAACCCATCTTCCGTCATCATTCGGATCAAATTCCTATAACCCCGATCCTCGGGATCCAATGACTCTTCGTAATAAGCCAATACTAATTCTTTCGCATCTTCAGTAATTAAAGGATTTGACAAATCTATTATCTGTTCATTGATTTGATAATATTCTTCCCCAAAGATACCAGATTTTGTCTTACCAGTCAAAATATTTTTTAATGTATTATTGTCCTTAAATTCTTTCAACAATTCCTCACTTTTTTCTAAAATATACTTAACACTAACAATATCTGTTTGAACTTCAGGAAAGAATTTTACCAAAGTTTTTTCTCCAAGTCCGTAAATACCACTGATATTATCTGACTTGTCTCCCATCAAAATTTTAAGAGTTTTTGTGTTTTCTACAGGAACTTCAATGTCTTGTAAGCTTACCCTATCATTCTCCACAAAAAATTTTCGGTGAGATGGGTTATAAACCCTTACTTTTTTATTAACTAATTGTAAATAATCTTTGTCTGCCGAAAAAATTGTCTTGTCCTCGTTTTCTGAAATCAAACAATAATACGCAATCAAATCATCGGACTCGTTGTTGGAAACCTCCAACTGACGTACAAAAACCTCCTCCAAATAAGATTTAACTCTCATCTTCTGATCCTCGTACGACTGATACTTCTCATCCGTCATCGTATTACGTCTGTTCTCCTTATACTGAGGGTAAATTTTCTTACGAGTAGATGAATTATTCTCCCCGTCCCAAAACACAATTACCTTATCGTAATTGTTATCCTCTAAAAATTTTCTGATAGTATTCAAAAAGTGAAAAACCCCACCAATATGCTTACCATTATGATAAAATTCTCTAACACCATGAAATCCAATCTTAAATAGATTGTTGCCGTCAATAAGTAGGGTTTTCACAAATAAATTAGTTTAAGGATTCCTTCTCTTCTTTCAAATCAAAATCACCTTCAGAACCGATAACGTCCTTCCAATACTCAGCATACTCCTTTTTGTATCTTTCAACTGATGCCTTTTCTTCAGTACTATCCTTGCCTGATAAAAACCCGTGTGGTGTAACGATAATCTTACCGTCATCATAACCCAATCCATTGATGTGGTTTTTCAATACAGAGATTTTACTACGAATCGCAAACTTAACAGTTCTCTTGTCCTTAGTCGCTGTGATTTTAGTTGTTCCAGCACCTTTCTGATTACCAAATAAGAACACCAATGATGAATTCAACCATACCGCATTACCACCTTTAGCCATAATCTTAGGTTGACCAAATGGATTGTCAGGTAATTCCACCCAAGGTTGGTTAACAATAACCAATGAATTTTGATATTTTGAATCAGTCTTTCTTGAACCTGAAATTTTTTGGTTAATACCCATACCAATTTTATCTGATAGAACCGAAGCGTTGTGTTGTTTACCACCCTTACCATCAAATGTCATTTTACAAGGCACAGAACCCACGGAATCCCACAAGAATAATAAATCATATTCAATATCACCTTTCTCTTGTGCATCTAACATCTCATTGATGTAATCGGTTATTTGTTCAATGTATTCAAAGTTATTGTTGAAGATGAAAAATCCATCCCAATCAACTTCACCTGTTTCCTCATCAACCACTTCTTCACATTCAAATCCCATCAAACGAGCATGTTCAAATGACCATTTCTGTTCGGTAATAATGAATACCGGAAGAATACCTTTTTTCTGAGCGTCAACCGCAGTTTTAACCAAAGCCGTTGTTTTACCTGTGTCAGAGTGACCCAAGAACATATTGATGTGACCCATAGCAGGACCAGGAACACCAACAGCATCCAAGAAATCTGAACCTAAATCAAAATAACTTTGAGTTTTGTACTTAGCTGACGTAGAAAATTTCTCTTTTACTTTTTTGAAATCTGCTTTCTTAATCGCCATTTTTTCTTTTTTAATAATTAAACAAAATAAACATGGACACATTGTCTGTGCAAGTGTCCATGCTCCTTAACTTTAGAACGGCATATCTCCGCTCGCTTCATCAAATGCTTGTGGATCAGAATATGATACCGATTTACCACCCATAGATGTTGTGGATTCTGATGAATCACCATAAACGTACTTACCCAAATCGTTATCCCAACGTGGAGTTTCTCCGTTTGCAACCGCCTCTAAATACTCAGTTGGTTTCTTAGAGTAAACGTTAGACCACGTTAACTCGTCGTTTAACCACTCTTTAGCGGTGTCAGCGTTCTCGTGAAGAGGTGCTGGATCATCATACATAATAGTTTGAACATTGGTGTATTCCTTACCATTACCTGTCTTAGCTTTGTTCATCTGAATGATTAAATCACGTCCCTTTTCAGGGTCTGTGATATCACCCTTCGCTCTCCAAATAGGAATAATCTTATCCAAGATACCCTCATTCTTAAAGTTGTGTTTGAATCTCCAAAACTTAACACCATCTTCTTCGTGATCACGATCTACAACCTTAACGATGTAGAACTTACGTGAACGATACTGCTTAGCCAACTCCTTATCGGAATCTTTACCCGTTGACATCAATTCTTCATACAACTCGTTCAACGGAGAACGTTCGTTGTCGTTTTTACCCGGATCAAAAAACTTCTGCCATTTTCCACCAACTTGGATTTCGTGGAACCATACCTCTTTAAAAGGTGTAGAACCATCAGGTGTTGGTAGAATACGGATTCTAGCTTGACCTTCTTTTGATTTTTCAGGAAGAAGACATGTGAAATACTTCTTCATTCGCTCTTCCTGTGACATCCCAGAACTAGAGGATGTACCCGTTTGCGTGTTTTTTTCGTATTGTGACAATACTGCGTCTAATGAACTCATATAAAAAAATTTAGTGTTTACAATTCAATAATAAAACAAAAATGGATATAGTCAAATTAAAAAAGGGATCCGAAGATCCCTATAGTGTCTTTATGGAAATTTAAATTGATTTTGTTGTCCGTAATACATGTCATCGGTATAGGTGTTAAAAGTATCTTTAACTTCAGAATCAGTAAAATCAGAAACTTCATCTGAGGTTAATACATATTCTTTACCAGTTTTTTCAAAATCGTCTTCCTTTTCTTGGAAGAAGTCTGTTAGTTTTTGGTTAAATGGTCCTGAATCCAAACTTCTTAGTTCTAATTTTTCTTCAGGTGTTCTTGGACGATATTTTTCTATCTTATTTTCAATCTGATTTAATTTATCAGTGATAGCACTCATCTCAGAAACTTTATTTTGTAATTCTTCTAATTGTTTAAACAAATCCTCAAAATAGTCTTTTTGTTTTTTCTCAATATTTTCTTGTGATTTAACCAAATCAGTAATATCTAATTCCTCGGTTGATTCTTCTTCCTCTTCTTTTTTCTTATCATCAATTTTTTCAACGTCTTTATCCGTTTCAACATCAATAACTTCGGCTGGAGGTCCAACTTCACCTCCTTCAGGTGGTGGAGCAATAGCCCCTTCAGGTTCTGCTGGTGGGGGAGGTGGTACATCACCAGGTGGTGGTGGAACAACTTCTTCCTGTTCACTTATATATTTGTTGATACGATTGTATCTCGCCAATTCTTCTAAAATTTTTTTCTCTACTGACATTTCATTATCCGTTTAATAATTGTTTATAACCTGTCGGAGTTTCGACCTGAATTTTTCTTGATGAGTTTTTAATATTATCAACTCTTTCAATTAATCCATCTCTCATACTGACCTGATAACAGTCACCAGTATCTAAATCACACACCTCAGTATAACCATTATCTAAAGTTTTTTGTGAAATCCTTGTATTCTTACCAAGGTATCTATCTAAATGTTCTTTAATGTTCATAATTAATTATTTTATAATAAATATCTAGTTTTTTCGTTAGTGTCAAATCTTTATTTTTAATGATGGAACTAATCCTAATTTTTTTGCTAAAACGGCACCTTCGTACATATTTTTAACCCAAGTATTATATTGATTTTCATTTTTAGATATAAAAGTTAATAACTCACTTTCAGT